AATAAGGCCAAAGAATTAACTAAACTCAGAGAACAGATTACCGACATTGGAGAACCGGAATTTCCGCTAAGTACTAAAGTTGCTTTAGCCGTACCTGTCGCCCTCATTTCCGTTGGTGCCATGTCCATGATTACGTCAAAATTTAATAGTCTATCTTTAAGACATACAACTGGTACGTTAATGGGTTCACTTGTTAAAACTATGTTCACAGGGGTTTTGACCTTGTTGAAATATATGGTCAAGTCTAAAAGCATTTACGCTATTTCTTTAGTTGCAGCGTGGTGGGCCCGCAGAAAATTCAAGACAGTACCAAAAGAAGAGATTGTCGTCCATAACATTTGTCCTAAAGAATTTTTAGACGACAATACAGACATGGATCCATCACTGGACATTAAAGTGAATGGAGTCCCTGTTTCTTATGTTCCGACAACCTGGTGTCGACGTAAGTTTGCAGCGTCCTTGGCAGGATTTGCTGTTAAAGATAGACTTCCTGTTTATTCTTGCCAATGCCCAGCAGCGTTAATTGCTGCATTTAAAAATAGGATGGGTATGGTTTTAGCTGACGTAAAACCCGTGGCAGAGGCACGTTACATCACATCATTGGTAAGAGCCATCAATTGGTCAAACGAATCTAATGAAGATATTTGTGTATATAGAGACAACAAATTTGAAATAGACTTAAAATATCAAATAGACGAGATGGACTTTAACCAATGGATTGCTGATTTTGAGGGGCCAAAGAAACAGATGTATATTCAAGCTAAAATTGACTTGGAGAAAGGCAGAAAGGTTCCTGATCCTGACCCCGAAGCATTTGTGAAATTTGAACCGTATCTTAAATTTTCAGGGGGGATCGTCGATTTCTTTGATCCGAGATTTATCGTTGTCTTTTCTGCTCCCTATGTATCAACTATGGGACCATTTTTTAAAAATCTGGGTTTACATTTTAAAAATAAAATTTATCCTTGCGTTACATTAGATAACGCAAATGAAGTTGGTGTTTTAACACCAAATCGTCGCCGAACCTACACTTATGCGTCGGGGTTAAACGCACTTAGTTTAGGGTTTTGGTTTGATTATTGGTCCAATGTATTTTTGAGACCAAATGGGGGGGGTACTAACTACAAAATGAGGTTCGATGGCTTTAGAGCTATGTTTGCCAGTCGACCAGATGATTATGTGTTGGTCGGAATTGAGGCTGATGGATCGAGATTTGATGGTCACAAACATAAGAAAATCAAGATCATCAACAATAAGTTGGCCTCTGCATTTATTATTTCGTCCAAACGACACATAGTACAGATTGGTTTACACAAGACCATCGACACTGAATTTAAATTAAAGAAAACAGAAATAGGTAGCATCCATGCCAAAGTTGATGGACGGCATCAATCTGGTCATGTCAACACATCAGTTGACAATTCCAACAATACAATTGGGAACACTGAAGCG